AGAATCTTTATTATTGCCTGCCTTAGGATTTCATCCTCTTCATCAGATTTTCTCAAAATCCTTTTATTCTCAAAATCCAACATATATGTATTATTGGGAAGCTCCTGTACTTCATCCTCTTCCACATTAAAATCTTCCAGTTCTTCCAATTCTTCAGGTAACATACTTACACCATCCTATCCACAACAAGATACTTTTGACCGCCATCTGCACGTATCATCACAACCTTGTCGCCCTTTTTCAATTTGCTCTTTGATGCAGTTTCCGTAAAATACAAAAACTCATCCGTTAAGATGAGCTTTTGATTAACCTTTATTTTAGGCAAATCTGCCTTTAAAACCGTACCAATTACAATGGTACAGGGCTTCGCCGCTTTTCTTGCATCCTCTGCTATTTTCTTAATTAACTGTGTCAAACTAGTAGCTGCTATCGTAATCACCTCCAGATAATTCCAAATCCATAAGATGTTGCCCATTATTAAATGTATGAGTAACCTTATCAACTAACATATAATTTGAAATTGTTTCACCATAAATTGTCAACTTAACAAGAACCAAACAGCCGGCTCTTACGTTAATGTCACCAAAACAATTATTAATCTTAATTGTCTTGCCTGTTTTACAATAAATCTTCAACAATGCCTTAACCTTTAACTTTGCACCCTTGCGACTGTCGATTTTGTCAAAATACTGAAGCACACCCCATTTATTAATGTACTTACTGTTTTTTGCCATATAAATCTCCTGAACACCTTTCTTGGTGTTGTCATATGCTAATTTGACCTGATTATAAACATTGTCATCTATTGTTTCCTTATAATCATAAGATTCTGCCGTGGTTGAAGTTATTAACCTGTTAACCTTCCAAGGTTCCCTTAACCTTAACTTTCCAAATTCATCATACAAGGTATAAATCTTTCCCCTTGCCATTAATGTTTCATCCAAGCTGTTCTGTACAATGTCAAACAATGTTGCATTATCATCAATTCTTGACACAGGATACTTTGTATTCGCCAGCTTACCACAATTCAGTTTAAAATCCTTGGCAATTTTCTTAATTAAAACCGTGGAAGTTCTCTTTTTTGAAATATAAGTATCCTTATTTTTAAAATACCTAAGCTGATCATACACAGTAACATCCAAAGTCTTATCTGTTTTAGGTGAAATGGAAAATACAAAACCATAAAAGAAATTTTTGCCATTAACCACTATTGCCACAGAATCACCATTTGAAATTCTCTTCTTTGAATCGCTGTCAACAAACGTTGTAAAAGTAACCTTACCCGGTGCATTTTTTCTCTCAAAGGTTGTTTTTAATCCTTCCTGAACCTGATGTTTGTACCTTTTCTTGCCGTGTTTAATCAGAACATTAACAACAAGCTTCTCACTGTTCTTTACTGAAACAGCTTTATACTCCACCTTTCTGGTTGACTTTTTCTTTTTTGATTCATTCTTTTTAAGAATTTCCCTTAAATATGATATTTCCTGTTTTCCACTGCTTTTACCGGTATTCTTTCCGCTTTTCTTTCCCTTTGATGTCTTACCTGATGAAGTAATGTAATCACTGATTACCCCATATCCTGTTATTGTATGGTAACTTAACGGATATAATCTTCTCATAACAGCGTCAGAAGTGTTACCCTCAATGGTATGCACAGTACTTCCTGATACATACTCAACAATTCCCACGTGAGATGCACCATCTGATTTAAAATAAATGAAATCATTTCTTTTAGGTGTGTATGAACCCTTATACTTGAATCTTCCTTTGTTTTTAAACCATTGCATTCCTGTGTCTGTTGATGCTGTCTTGGGAGCAATGCTTGTTGATACACCTGCCTTATATGCACACCAGGAGGCAAACATATGGCACCATGCAGCACCATTCATTCCATACCAGGCACTATACTTGGTCTTGTTACCGCCATATGCTTTATAACCAACTTCCTTTGATGCAATATCAATTATGTCTGCCATCCTTTCCTCCTTATGGTTTCTTCAAAACAGTTCCCTTGTACAGATATTTTCCTTTGGAACTGCTTTTTCTCTTGTGCTTCTTTGCAGCCTTTTCAATAACCTTCTTGTTCTTCTTGTAAATGGCAGAACCCTTGGAACTATCCTTTAACCACTTTTTCGCTATCAATGTAAGAGTTTCCTTATTGGATTTAATGGTATACGTATTTGGTATTTTCTTAACCTTTACAGCACCATATTTTCTGTATTCCTTAAATTCCAACGACACCCTGCTGTCAAAACCGTCACTGACAGAATCTGTTATTGTAAGTCTTTCCAGCGACACTTTAAGAATAGTATTGAATATTTTTTTATTATTTGGAGCATATCTATAAATCTCCAGTTTAAATGCCTTCTTGGAAGATAAAAGTTCCTTATACTTCTTAATGTACTCATCGGCACCCTTGTATTTTCCATCTGAATAAAAAGCAAATGGATAATATTGATTAGGTAATAACAAGTCAAATGAAATCTCTGTAAGTTTGGGATTTCTTAGCATGTTAACTTCTCCTAAATTAATCAATGTCATTGTCTTGTTATCACCATTAACCTTTATGCTTATTTTTTCAGGTGGAATGGGTACATACTGCCCATCAATAATCAATCTATACATTCTAATGCACCCCTTCCGCTACTGCTGACATTTCTTCTTCCAATCTTGTCTTTAAATGAGTAACTATTCCTTCCATATCAGCTTTTGAAGAACCATTAATAACATTTGACATATCTACACTGATTTTTGCTGTTGTAAATCTGTTAATTGCTCTCTGTTCTGCATAATCCTTTATATACTTAAGTTGCTGATTTGTAATATCCAATGAATCCGATGTTTTTGCAGTGTTTGCTGCTGTTTCAGCCGTGTTATTTGTAATGGCATCTGTTCCATAGCTATAGTCTTTATCCTTTGTTTCACCTTTCTTAAAAAGATTACCAAAAGTATTCTTAACCTTATTTTCAACACCTTTTCCCAGATCATATCCTTTTCCATAAGCATCACCATAATTAATTCTGTAATCAATGCTTGGAGCTTCTTTATTTAATGTAATTGAATTTTCATTTTTACCCCAAGAAGTAACTGTATCTTGTAAAGAAGTTAATCCACTGGTCCAATCTGTTCCAAATATGGCATCTATAATCTTGGTAACAACTTTTCCAAGACTTAAAAACCATGATATAATCTGACCTATCAGATTTGCAACTGCACCACCAAAAGAATCAAATCCACCATTTGTAACATTTAAAATCCATTCAATTATGCCAATAAAAGGCTGAACAAAAATACTCCATACAGCCTGAATTATTGCATTAATCGTTCCTATTCCTACATTTATGATTGCTGCTCCTGCTGATGCCACTACACCAAAAATCACACCTGTAGCAGAACGGGTTTTATTCTGCACCTTGTTAATTGCTGCCACAACCAGATAAATAGCTGCTATTACCGCAATAATAGCAATAATAATCCCTGTTAACGGACATAATGACAATGCGGCATTTAATCCATCCTGTGCAAATGTCATTGCTATAATAGCCGCTGTACATGCTGCACTAGATACCACATGTAATGCCTTTGCACCTATATCTTTTAATGTTGTAAGCCAGCCTATTCCCATTGTTGCATTATAAACAATTAATGCTGCAACTATTCCCCATATAATAGGTTCAATTAATGTCCAATTATATTTAAAGAAATTAATCATTTGCGTTCCAATGTTAATAATTCCTGTTATTGCTCCCATTACTAAGACTGTAGCATTTCCAAACCCGGTTGCTAAAAGCTGTATGGTTGGCAGATTGTTATGTATTGCATTAAACATACTAACAATCGCCGGCTGTACCTGTTGACCTATAGTTGTTTTAACCGCATCAAAATCCCTTTTATTTCTTGCCATTACTCCCTCAGGGGTTTTAGCCATTGTTTCATTCATCTTTCCTACATTCTGCTCTATTACCTGAGCCAACATATTAGCCTTTTCCATCTCAGTTCCATTTTTCATTACCTTTTCCTGATAATCCGTAAATGAAATGCCTGCACGTCTTAATGCTCCAACCTGACCAGTCATAACCTTACCTGTCATATTACCGATATTAACCATATCCTCATTAGTAACATTAACACCATGCATCTGAACCGCTAAGTCAGCCATCTTAGGTAACAAAGTTTTAACTGCATCTGTCTGATGAAAATATGTTGATGCCTGTTGCGCTCCATTTATTAAAGCTGTCTTTCCAACAACACCATAACCACTTATCTCTGAAGCAAGATTTTTCATCATATTAACCTGTGATGTTCCTGCTCCCTGCATTGCACCCATTACTTCAGTAAGTTTTGTCTCTGCCTGATGTAATTGAGATACCTTTTCATTACATTCACCTATAAAGCTGGCTCCCTGTCTTATAAGAAATATTCCACCAAGAGAAGCTACCAAACCTTTAACTGTGGAAAATAATCCTTTTGCTGAATTTGTCCCCTCTCTTACTTTACCATTGTATGTTTCTTGACTTATTGAAGCTCTTGACGTGTCACTTGCTATCTGCTTAATCTCTGCATCTGCCAATCCTAAATTTGTTCTGGCAGAAGCTAATTTAGAAGTATTAAACATGTTTCCTGACACGCCTTGGGCTCTTTCACATTCATTAATTACAGTTGAGACAGCATTAGTTATGTTCATAAGCGGTGCCGTCATTCTGTCTGTTAACTGAAATGAAGTCATTATTGATGCCATCTCTTTACCTTACCTTTCCAACTTTCTTGCTTTCTTCCTCTTCCTGCTCAACTCTTGCATTAATGGAAGCAATCACAAAAGCTCTCTCATTTTTATCCAAACTCATAAAAAATGAAGGTGTCCAATGAAATTTATGTAGACAGTAATATGCATACATTGAATCAGGATCACCTTCATCTATTAGTTTTTTGCTTCGTTAACTTTATCCTGTAATGTTTCGTCAAATCCGTTAAACTTCTGAATAAATTCAGCAAACTCATTATATTCTCCCGGATTATCAATCATCTGCTTAATTAAGTCTTCCGGATTCATTACACCATAAGAATCCTGTAATTCCTTATTGTATAAATCAGGTTCTGCAACAGATGCACACATCAGCTTTACAATAAACAATGAAGAATTAAATTTTTGTCTGTAAACACCCGGCTTTCCTGTAACCTGAACCTCTGTTGTACACTTTTCTCTAATTCTTTCATATTCCTCAGTTGAAACTGCCTTAATCTTCCAATCCAATGGAGTTCCATTTTCGTCACATAATGAAGCGGTTACCTTATATGCCACGTCATCCTTATATTTCTTATTTTTCTTTAAAAAAGCACTTAAATTAGTTGCCATATTCCTTACCTTCTCTTTCTAAAAAATAATGGATAAGAAGATTTTTAGTTCTCCTTATCCACTTTACTATTACATATATGCAGGTTCCTTATATTCTGAATCCTTGCTGTAGTCCATTGCATATGCCTCAATGTCCTGTTCAATAAAATCTCCATCCGCATCAAATGAAGATAAAAGAACATCTCCTTCTATCATACACTGATGATAAGTTTTCCCTGATGCTCCCATTGATGTTGCCGGATCATTTGATTCAACCTCGGCTTCAAAAGTTGGAAGCATTCCTGTATTCTTGTATTCTTCCACAAGTCTATCAAAAGCCTCCGTACACTTATACAAAGTCATTTTTATTTTAATTTCCAATCCACTTGGCTTTTTGCCTTTAATGGTTTTACCAAGAATCGGTACATCGGCAAGACTAACATTTGCCTTTGCTTCAAAATTCTTAGCATTAAGCATTGCGTATCTTCTGCCTCCAACAGTACAGTATAATGTTGCTAACTTACTTGATGGTGCATCATTAGTATTCATAAATCCACTCATTCTTTACTGCCTCCTTCCTAATCTATGATCGTAGTCATATAAAGTTTTTCCATTACACCTACAATAGTAATATTTGTATTAATTACTACCGCTTTCTTATCTTCACCCTTTTCAACAACAATATCGTCATCACTAAATTTCTCTATTGCTCTTGTATCTACAAGATAATTAAAAATGCTTCTGACATCATTCTTAAGTGATACTCTACCTGCATTGTCATTAGAAATTTTTCCAATATATTTCTTATTAAAAACAGATGCCACATTGTCTGCAATGTAATCAATCACACGAATTGTCTGATTTTCCTGAAAAATGCTCCCCTTATCCTCTGTTACTGTTGTAAGGGAATTAATGTCTCTTAAAACCCTAAGTTCATCACCGCACTTATGAATAACAAACTTTCCTGAAGTTATGGCATTTTCAAGTTCTGCCTGAGTATACTGACAGTTAATTTCTTCCAGTTCTCCATCATATAACATATTTGTACAAGCCTTATTGACACCACAGGCTGCTTCTGCTCCTGCAACCCAGGGAACAACATCCTTTGTGTTCATAACATTAATGATTCCCTCATAATCAGCTTCACAATTATACATTACAGTCTGAAACTTAATACCCATTTCATCACGCATTCTTATTGTCCAGGACTTGTATACTTCCTGTAATTTTGTGTCTGTTTCCATTACCACAACCACATTAAAAGCGTAATTCTCCAATAACTGCATAAACATTATATGAGCCTCATTTGTTGGCTTATCATTAATTCCACCTGTACCTCCTGTTAAGAATGTTCCGGCAGTTTCTTCAAGTTCAAATGATTCCTTCCATTCAATAAATGCATTGTCTTTTAATTCACCTGAATTTGCTACTGTCTGAATGTCAACTAATGTTGTATCCATATAGGTTGACACGTCATACTTTTCTGTCTGATCAATGTTTTTCTTGATAACAATCTTTATTGAATTTCCTCTTGAGCCCTTACACTTGGCATCTGCATACTTACAACCTGCCTTTGTTCCATTATTGTTAATCTTAAAAAACAAACCTTTACTTGCATGTTTAAACACTTCCCTAACATTAATAAGATTTCCATCATATGGACTTCTTCCGAAAACTTCCAATGCAACCTTTTCAAATTCATCAGCAGTCACTTCAAAAATCTTATCATCAGGTCCCCAGTCCAAACATATTGGCATGGCAACCACGCCACTTTCCGTATTGTTCTTAATTGAATTTCTACTAATAACATTTACATAAGTTCCCGGAAGAACCTTATTCTGTGCTGTAAATGTTCCACCTCCTAATGCCATTTAGTTTACCTTTCCTTTCTTCCATTTTTTCAAAATATCATCTGCTTCTTCAACGGAATATTCATCTTCATCATTCAACAGAGCGTTTAAAATATCCCTGTCCTGTAAAAACCTTTTTGACTTCATCAATTCGCTTTTTCCGTATTTTACAGATGCCTTATTCTTTGCTTCCATCTGTTAAACCTCCTACACCTGTTCTTATTTCATAACTTTCAAACTTATCCTTGTCTTCCTGTTTCTCCATAACAAATGTTTCATAAGTTACCTGAAACTGTAAAACACCGTCAACCATCTGACCTGTCATTTCTGCTGAATGAAGCTTAAATCCATCAACCTCAATATCCTTTAACAAGTACTGTAATTCTTCCAGCACTTCCATTCCTTCACCATGACAATTATCACTCTTAGGCCAATACCTGATAATAAATGGAACTGTCTTTAGAAATCGTGGTCCAAGTTTACGTCTTAAGGAAGGATTTAAGCACAAAACAGAAAAACAAGGCTCTTTTAGGCTCTGTTTCACTGCTTCTGTATATATCTCATATTTTTCTTCACCGTAGGACTGCCTTATCTGTCTTACAATCCCTTCAATCATCTTACTTATCATTTAACTGCTCCTGATAACCATTTTTTCAACTTAGCTTCAAGAATACCCGGGGCACTCTGCCTAATCTCTTGTTCAGACAAAGTAAGCATATACTTTCCTTCAACCCATCCTGTCCCGTTTGCCGTTCTATGGCCAAACTCAACATATGATGCATATTCAACAGGATTGATAATCTCTATTACATATGTATCACCGAAATGATGAACAGTAAGAGAATCTGCATAAGACGTTGCAGCCTGATTGGTTCCAGCCGTCCATCCTCTTCTAAGCGTTCCACCTACTTTTCCTGAATTGGAAGGATACGTACCTACCGGAGTTCTTTTAATTACTTTTGCAAGAAGTCTTGCAGCAATCTCCCTTGATGCAGCTTCAAAAAAATCATCAGAATTTCTTGCCATTGCTTCAAGACTGTCCCTTAACTGCTCCAACTGCTTACAATCAATTTTAGAATCACTCACGCCTTATCCTCCACCAAATCAAGCAAAATCTCCTGATGTGTAGGATAAACCGCAGGTCTTCCACTACTTTTGTAGGCTACCACACCACCAACGCCCTTTACCAATATTTTAGAACCCGGCTTAACATTGATTTCAGGTGCCATAAACAATTTAATGACCTGAGTAACATCTGAATCAGCCTCATTCTCTGAATTGGAACTTATATTGCTGTAAGAAAGTCTGCAACAAACATCTGACTGCACCATTACCTCTTTAAAGTTAGTCACAGAAGAAACAACAACCTTTTTCTTTTCAAAAATATCAGCCCTAAAGTCATATGACATTTCTATTGCCTTTCTGGTTCTTAAAACTGTATTTTTCGAAAGCATTTAATCAGCTCCTCTCCACTGCACCTTAATCTGTTCAGCATAACATTAAAAGCCTCATCAGAAGATGTGCCACTGAAATTAACAGAAGTATCTCCTACCTTTACAGAACTTACTGCCTGCTCTAAGTCAAATTCTTCAAGCTTACCTGTTGTCTTAAGCAAATACAAAAATTCACCGCACACTCTTTCACAGGCTGATTCAAACAATCCCTTTGGAAGTTTCTTAACATGGCATCTGGAATTTAACTCAGACACAACCTTATCAATGCAAAACATCAATAATGAATAATCATCTTCCGAATATTCATAGCCAATGTTCTTCAACAATTCTATGACCTTATCTTCCAATAACTCCATCTCCTTCCTTTAGCTGTGAATGCGTGTATGATTTTAATTCAGAATGTTTATACAATGATAAATAATCATTCGAAATAATTGAGACGGATATTGAAAATGTTTCTCCGCAGTTTACAGTCTGCTTACTTAACCTTGCATCAATAATGATGTTTTTATTCATCAAACCACCTCAATTTGTACTCTCTTTTTCAGGATTTCATCAGCAATATAATATGTAATCTCCAAACAATATCGCATTGACTTGCTTAAAGGATTCAACTTCACCGTAATGCAATGCTCATTTATGGTGCAGTTTCCTTCTGTTTCAAGTTCCCTGTCCTTATAGAGCTTATATGTTGCCCTTGATATTTCAAATTCCTCGTTTTTTGTAGACTTAACAAGAAATTTTAAATATTTATCCTCACCTAAAATAAAGTTAATGTTCACACGCATCACCTCTTCTTAATAGTTCTATACAAAAACTGCTTTCTGACAATTCAGAAAAATAATTATCATTTTCCTTTTCAATGTCATATTCTGACGTTACAAAACCAATTTCATAATCATCATTAATGTATGTACATTGGTATGGTAATGGCTCAATGGTAAATTTCATTGCCGTTGCATCATAAGAAAACAAAACATCAGTACAATATGCTATGTTTCCGGCTTCATCAAATGCAGTAAGTTCCATTACATACCTTCCATTCTTTTGTGCCGGTACCTCGGCGGTCCAAATGTCTCCCCTTACTCTCGTAAAGATAACATCCTGACCTTCCACTTTACCAATAAGCCTTACTACCATTTAGTCTGTAACCTCCACAGAAATTGTATATGTTGCGCCGGCATTAACCGGATTTGGTAAAATAGTAACTGACTGAATAACCGGTGCAGTCTGGTCAAGTACAACCTTCTTTGTAACTGTAGATGTCTTTCCTGCTCCATCCTTTGCCGTAATGACAATGGTGTTTTCTCCTGTCACTAATGTAAGTGTCTTTGTAAAGCTTCCATCACTTCCAACTTCAACAGTCTGTTCAGATCCACCATTAAGCTTAATAGTAAGAGTTACCGGTGAGCTTGTAACATCATTAGTAGTACCCTTAACAACAAGAGATGACTGATTTGTAACAAGATTGTCAACCGGTGCTGATACTGACAATTCAGGTGGAACAGTGTCAACAGTAAATGTTACACTCTTCTGAGTTGCAACATTACCATCATAATCACTTGCGGATACCTTAATTGTGTGAGTTTCATCTGACAAAGCTGTAGTTGGTGTATAACTACATGTATAATTCTTTCCTGACTGTGTCTTAGTAATTCCTGTTGTAATAGTCTGGCTATCAATAATAAGCTTAATTGTTGATGGATTAACACCTGAATCTGCATCTGTAACAGTCCAGTTAATAACAGGCTTGTTATTAGTCAACTTAGCAGAAGATGAAGGTGCTGTTATTGAAATAACAGGTGCAACCTTTTCCTTAACCTTAAGCTGTAAGCTTGAACCAAGTGTTGTGTCCGTTGCATCCTTTGTCACACTGTTTCCAGCTTCATCAGTAGCCTTAACCTTAACATTATAATAATGTCCATTCTGATTGTATGATGATGTTGACGGAGCTGTTATTGTAGCCTCATACTTCTTAGTTGTGGCATTATATGTCAGAGTATGGGTTTGTCCGTTAATTACAACCTGTACTGTTTTTACTGCCATAGATAATGCCCTCCTTATCCTAATTTATGCTTAAATGCAACAATTCTAATCTGCTTAGGCTCATAAACAGGATTCCAGTTAGATGGGTCTGCAAGTTCTACTCTTGAAGGGCCTTCTGTCTTTGCCACATTTGCGTTAGTAAAGGCAATTCCTCTAGGATGAAGAATTGTTGTTCTTCTGTTAATAAGGTAATCAACACCTGAACCCTTTCTCTTTGCTCTATCAGTTTCAGTTGGAACAAATCCTTCAGGATTTCCGTTACCTAATGCAACTGCTCCATTACCAAAAAGATATGTTGTATATGCCTTAGTTTTTGAATCATAAGGACATCCATCATCAATAATTACTCTCTTACCCTGATATGTACCAAATGCCACATCATTTGATGGCTGTACTGTTTCGATAAGATTCTGTTTCTTAAGGTATGCTTCTGTTGCTGAATGCATACAAATACCTGTAAGCTGTGCTTTAGCATCTCCTAATTTCTGTTCTGCATCAATAAATGCTGAACCACTCCAATTAGCTGCATTTCCTGAATTACCTGAAATATCTAAAAGATTAGATGCAAGTCTTGTTTCTGCTGCCTTCTGTGGCTCCTTAACTTCCGGAATTGTTCCAAACACACCATTAAGAATTGCAATAAGTTCTTTCTGCATGTCTCTTGCCCAGAACTGTGCCACCAAATCACCGATTGCTTTCATTGGATCTGCTCCTGAAAGTGCTGCTGATAAATCTGTTGCGCTCCACATTTTTGCTCTTCTTAATACTGCTGCCACATCCTTGTTTGAAGTAATTTTGTTATCTTCAAGGTCTGCTCCTTCAATTACCTGCTCTGATTCTCCTGTTAAATCCTCGAAGAATGGCATAGTTACTAATGGTGATGCCTGAGAAGCCAAAGCATCAAATTCAGCATTGTTTGTAACAATTCCACTATTAAATAATGCTGATAATTCCATTGTTCTGTTTAATACGTATGGAGTAAATAACTCCGGTACAATTACGTCCTGTAATGTTGTTCCTGGCATTTCTAATACCTACCTTTCCTAAATTTTTCATTAAATTGTAATTCCGGCTGCTGCTGCCATTTCCTTGGCCTGTGCCGGATTCTCCTTAAGCAGCTTGCCCTGCTCTGTTAAGTTAAATGTTTCCTTGGCAAAAGGATTCTTTGTAGGACTTCCACCCTTGCTAGGTTCATATCCTGCTTTCTGCTTAAACAGATGTGCCATAGTCTTATCTTCCCTGTAAGCCTTAATTGATTCGTCAACATCAATAGGATTGTTGTCCTTGTCAAATGTAAACTTATCAATTCCACCAGCCTTATAGATAAGATAATCAGGATCCAATACTCCCGACTTTGTAAGCTGTTCCTTTAATGCATACTGCTTTGTTGCATTAATCGCAGCAGTCTTAAGATTTCCGATTTCTGCTTCATAATCCTTAATCTTATTCTGGAGTTCCTCATTGTCTCCATTTTCCTTCTTTAATGTTGTGATTGTTGCATTAGCTGTCTTCAATTCCTCGCATTTATCATTAAACACGTTCTTTGGTACAGCGTGCTTAGGAAACTCTTTCTTTGCAGCTTCCATTACTTCATCAACATTAAGCTTTCCATCTGTAATCTGTGCTTTTTCAAGCAATTCCTTTAACCATTCCATTTTTACTACCTCCATAGATGTTTTATTCCAGTTCTACTGGTGATTGGATTCTACCGATATACCTTCGGCAAGGTATTTCTGTTCTTTAGTGCCTGCAGAAAAAGGCATATAAAAAGAGAGCCTATTTCTAAGCTCTCTGATTAACGTTATTAAATTTTCAAAACATTTCAGGTCTTTTTTCAGAATATTGCACTGGGACAACTGATTGACTTCCAGCATTGCTAATTTTACTTGAAAGTTCTTCTATTCTGTTACTAAGTCTAATAAAAGTATCAATGTCATCAATTCTACATTTACTCTGCATTTCCCTGCATCTTGTAATCTGCTCCAGTATTTCTTCTTTGTACATATTTGTCCTTTCAGTTTATTTTTGCTGTTCTTTCAGCAAGTCTGATGTTTTAACACACTGAAAAAGCACCCCTTTCAGGTGCTTCTTACTGATTAAATCTTTTGAAATTTTTATCATCAAATTCTGCGACAAGCATTTCATTGTGCTTCTGTTCCGCTAATCTAAGAATACGTGCTTTTTCTTTTTCATCAGCGGTTTCTCTTGCCTTTTTTAAAAGTTCTCTATGTTCACGAACTAATCTATCATTGTATTTATTATGTTCTAACATAAGCCTATACCTCTTTTACCTTAATTACACACACCACTTGTTTTTTTAATTCGTCTTCCCATTCGGTTAGATCATCCGAGAAATATAATAAATCTTTTCGTCTTGAAACATAGTCATACTTGCTTTCTGTAACAATTTCAAGCACTTCATATTTTGAACCACACAATACTTCCGCTTCTCTACTACCATAACTTAAAATATGCTGAACACCAACACCAGTTTTATTTTCTAAACATTCAAGAATGACTGTACTGGATTCGACGGCTTGTGTAGATGCTGCGCCAAATGCTTCTGCAACTCTTTTATCACTTGACCAACTGGATATTATACCCTTTGATGGTATTTTATCACCCGGTTTCAAACGTGTAAATTCTGAAATATCATAATCTGAACTTTCAGAAAAGCACAAACCACGGTAAACCGTACCATCATATACCGGCATTCTGTCAAGTCCGTCGCGTATAGTTTTAGCAGTTGAACCTTCACCTGCAAGAATTGAAGCATAATCACCGCCAAAGTATTCTTTCAAAGCACTATGAAATTCTGTTGCCTGTTATTCTGAATATCCTGTATCAACCTTAATTTGTTCAAAGGCTTTTGCATTATATTCATCAAGTTTATCATTAGGTACTTTTCCTGGAAAACCAGTGTCTAACTGACCACGCGATTCCTTTTGCAGTAATAAATCTGAACGTTGCTTTTCAGCATTCCTAATTTCTTCATCAAGATTTTTAAGTTTGGTAAACGTTGCATCACCATCAGATGCATCACCATAACCTTCTTCGATTGAAGAAAATTCAGAAAACCATTCATCATAAGAATAACCATCTGTAGCATCACTAAATTGATTTTTCAATTCATCAATCCTGTTATCCTGTTCAGAAATTTTATTCTTTAATTATATTGTATCATCTGTCTTAGTTTCTTTCAAATCATCTGTCTGACCATCAACAAATGATTTTTTCCATTCAGGATAGGTCATATCTGCAGGAACATAGTAGTTATTACCATCTTCATCTCTTGCAATTCTCTCACCTTTTGCAAATTCATCATCAAAATAAGGTGCTGTACAACTTCTACAGTTAACGTGAAATGGCGGAGCTGTTACACCCTCTTCATATTCACTCATCTTGAATACTTTTCCATCCATTTCCTGGCAGATGTCTGATGTATGACCGTCCAATGTGGCTACAATCTCATATCTTTCAACATCCAACTCCTTAAAGCATTCCTTTTGAGCTGTTGAACTAAAATACGCCGATTCAGTCATTACAAGTCTTCCGGCATTAGCCTTGCTTACATTCATTTTGCTTGCAATCTGGCTTATTGCCTTGTCTGGTCCTGCACCTGTAATACACATCTGGCTTAAACTTGTATGTAACTGATTTATAAGCTGTGTCTTGTTGCCCCATATTCTGTCACTGAAATTCTTGCCATCAGCTAACCAAGGCTTACTTACCACTTTTTCAATTAATCTGTCATTTAATGCTGCAAAGTTCGAGCCGACACCAACGCCTTTTTGAATTTCATAAGCTGTTCTGTAATAACTTTCCTTATATACGTCTTTTATGTGTTTGCTTACTTCGTCGTTCAAATTACCAAATGCTACTTCTGCCTGTTGTCTACACTGTAACTCCAACGCTTCAAGCCTGCTTATGTGAGCCTTGGCAGATGCATTTTCAAGTTCCTTTACCCATTCACCTGAAAAAGCGTTTTCCCTGCCCTTTTTTATGTATTCCTCTACATCCCACTTAAGTTCCTTTAATTCCTTATCATTAAGGGACTTTCTTGCTTCCAACAGAGACATATTATTGTTATCCGCATACCTCTGATACCAGGCATTTATCTTTTCTTCAATTATCTTCTGAGACTTATCAAACTGCTCCTGAATATCCATTGTCTTCTTTACGGAAGTCTGATGTGTTGCTTCTTCCATTTCAACAAATCTTTTCGTCCAATATTCGCTATTCTTCATTTGCTCCACCTACTGAGTTATCGCCCTCTTTAGTCGAATCATCACCATTATTTCCATCTCCATTTGGCTGTTTAGCAAACATCTGTTGATATACGTCAGAATTCTGTGCCTTTTCTTCATTTTCCTTCTGAATCTGTTTAAGCTCTGCTTCCACATCCTCAACAAACGGATGATTCTTAAGTATAGTTTTCTGGCTAATGATTCCAACACTGTCCTTGCATATGGCTGCCTGCTCCTGCTCATTCTTAATACAGGTTCTTGTCCATGTCTGAACAATGTTGTCACACTTAATGTTCTTAAAGTTGCAGATTGCTCTTACCAGCTTTGCAAAGCCCAACTGAAACTCTGTTTCCATTAAACCTGTTTTCATTTCCAACAATGAATACATAAACTTAAGAGCCTCTCCTGACTGATTACCAAAATTCTCTGGTCTTGGATCAAATCCCTGCCCCTGTTCGAAAATAGCCTTTCTTGTGGCATCAAGAACACTGTTTCTTGCTTCAATAGGAATCTCAATGTTAAGAGTGCTTACACCTGCACCTTCATCTGAATCCATTTTTATAACCTTGTATTTCTTCAAATCCTGCAAGAATCCATTTAAATCTGTTCCACCATATCCGGAAAGAACAAATATAAGCTCCTGAACATCTTCAAGGTCATTAATAAAGCCACTAAACACCTTGTCGTACACATCAATCAAAGGCTTAATGTTATCAAGGTCAGAAGACTTAATGTTGTTATTAAAAAACGGAATGAAAGGTATTTCCTCCATTCCGTGTCTGTACTCATTTACAAGTTCACCTGTTGTCGGGTTTTCAAACATTGCATAATCTGTTAAGTTATCATAATTTAAATCTGATTGAAGTCTTCTGTATACCTGACATTCCTCTTTGTTCCAATATTCATAAATTGTGTAATTTTTTCCATCTGTTTCATCTATCTGAGTATATACTCTTAATGCTCCTATCAGTTTCTGTTTTGCTGACTTATTCCATATCGGAACAATCTGTTTGCTATTAATAACTGCCCACTCAAAATCATTAAACTCATTGGTCCAATAATGAATCCATGCAACACCTGCATTGGCTGCATTAACGCAAAGCTCCATACACTCTTTTCTATATTCATCTCCCAATGACTTTAATATTTCTGAATTAGCCTTTGAATTACCAATATCAAAAGTAGGCGGTGTAGTAAATGCATAAGCTGCTTTCTGGTTAACCATCAGTCCGTGAAAGTTGCGTGGTATTCTGTTATCTGCATTTCTTAGTGGATGACCTTCTTCATCCTTTTTTTCTTCTCCATAAAGTATGTCACTCTGATTTTTATAATATCTGTCAGCAATGTCACATCTAACCATATACATTGCATGCCCCGGCATATACTGACTTAATAATTCCTTCATTCTAACTAAATCCACTTGTTTCACCTCTTTACTTTAATACTGATAATCCATCAGACTTCTTTGCACAGTCCTCTGCAATGCCTGTAGTTGCGTCCTGTGCATCATCGTGGTCATTTTTTCCCTCTCTCTGATACCTTGACATAGCCTTGTAATAATCGGGCCATCTGTTCTTCCAGTCTTCCGGGAAATATATGTGTTGCATTACCCACGCTGAATTTGAAAAAATTCTCGCATTCTTGTTGTTATGCTGTGTAAACCATTTAATAACTGTCTTATTGCTTTTAAGCTCCTCCTGAAGTATTCGCTTAACACTTCTTGCAAAACCTCTACCACCATTATTTGATTCAATTCTTGCAACATTAACATTTCCATCAAATAACAGCTTGGCAGTTAACGGCTCTGTTACTTCCATTGGTTCCTGAGTGTATATCAAATCAAGAACATACGCTTCATTGTCAAAAGTTACACCATAATTAATACTGCACAGGTAATCCTTACCTTCATCTGCTGTATCCGTGTAATTTCTAATCTGCTTAAACTGTGGTGCTTCCTTATACGTCTTAAATGAAGTGTACATTCTTCCCTTTATGTCAATAGGATTCTGCTGGTAGTTCGCTTCTGCAATGTCTATTCCCATTGACATCTTTTTATTTTCGTATGACCTTTTTGACAAAATTTCAGGACAAAGCATTGTTCCATCTTCCTTAACAGCCTTATAGCATATATGCCTTACCTTTACGCCTATGCTCTTAAAGTGTTCCAATGCCCTGCCAGCCAAATCCAAACTATGCCATCTTGTCATTACAATAATAATCTTGCCCCCCTCTTCAAGTCTTGACATCATTGTGTCCGTAAACCAGGTCCAATGATTATCCAGAATATTTGCATTATTAGCTTCCAGTGCTGACTTAATCAAGTCATCAATAATCATTAACGTTGCACCAAAACCTGTTGCCGTTCCTGTTGGGGATGTTGCCAAATAATTGTTATAGCCATTTTCAAGTGACCACATATTCATTGCACCATCACCACGTTTAATGGTTACTCCCGGGAACACATCTGAATAAACAGCCTTGTTTTCATCTGCCTTTGTTTCAAGAATCGTGTTTCTCACGCCCTTTGAAAACGTTGTAGACAATGTTTCATTGTATGAGCCTGTCATAATCTTCTGTGTTTGGTCATTTCCAAGAACCCATTCAACAAAATTGCCAACAGTTCTAGACTTTCCATGTCTTGGTGGCATATTAACAACCATTACTTCATAATCTGATTTTATGAACTGCTGCAACTCATTACAGAAATCACGTAAAAAACCCCTGTCTTCCTTGTAGAAGTCAGGAGCCTTTAATTTGCAGTACTGCCAAAAATTTCTTCTTGCCAGCTCTACCCTTGCATAAAGCTTTATTAAATTCTTATTCAGATTCAAGGTCCTCACCTGCCAATCTAAGCAGTTGTTCAGTACTTAATCCCTCAAAAGGATTATTAACATTTCCTGACACCTCAACCTTATCCTTAAACATTCCTAAATGTCTTCCCAACAGTTCCAAAGCCTTTACCTTGTCATAGGTAGTCAGCTCTATTCCATTCTTACCCTGCTTAATACCTGAAATAGCCTTAATCTGTCTTCTTGAAAGCTCATCAGTTTCAGTAATCTCAACTGCCTGATAATACATCTGATTTCCTTCACTATCCAATGCCGGGACATAATCACCATCCGGTGTCTTCATCATCACCGGCTTAGTCACAACCTTGGCATACTCAGAACCATTGGCAAAGGCAACTGCTGCAAGCTCCTGAATCACATCATCCTGCGTAACCTCAATTCTTTCCAGCCTGTCCTTAATTCTTTCATCTATGTATTCCTTAATCTCCGGAACATTCATAAGACGAGCGGCTGCCGCTGCTGCTGTATTATCATTTTTGACGTGTGGATATGCTTCCTTATACGCCCTTGTTCCATTCAGATCAATTAAATATTCATTTGCAAATATAACTTGTCTGTCAGTCACTGCAACCGCTCCTTTCTTACCGAATTTATTTTATAAGCACTCTGCTTCTTTAAAAGCATCAAATATTTTAGGAAATTGAATAGCAAACCAATCCACCATTTCTTCGTTCAGTGCCCAACAATCTGACGAATTACTGTTACTCCATAATCCTGATTCATATAAAAACGCATGTATTATTTCGTGTCTAACTACCTGTTTCATGTATAACTGCAAATCTCTTACTGAATCTTTCTCTTGTACCAATTCTGCAATTTTAATTGTTTTTATTGAATAATCCATAATGCCGTCTGAACCTTCAGGCATTTGCTCATCTGGAACATCGTATTTAATTGTGTATTCTGATCCTAATATATTTACTTTTTTATCCTGCATTTTTCTCCTATTTTCCTACGAAAAAAGACAGCCTTTCGACTGCCTTAAGACGTTTTACCATAAATACTTTTAGAGGGTTTCATTCAGATAAACAAAAGATAACAAAAAATTCCCTTTTCTGTTTTACCCTTTACTCTATCATTTTAGCACTGATTAATATAAACTTCTATCAATTGTTTAATACTTTATCAAGTTCTAATAGAGCTCTGCCGTGTAATTTGCATACCCACTGGTATGTATAATTCATCTCCAATGCTATCTCTTCCCATTTCTTGCTCTGGCAGTATCTCTTGTACAAAATCTGCTCATATTCAGGATTGTTTAACTTCTGTATGTTGATTATTACGTTTGCTCTGGCTAAAGCAAATTCACGCATTAAATCATTCCATTCACATTCCTTTTCATTAATCTTACAGATTGTTTCTGCCATCTTATCCTGCGTTCCTGAAGACAGTACCCTTTCGCCCTGTTGGATTGCTCCAGTACTCACCACCATTTCCCTTAGGGCATCTATCTCTTCTTTTAGAATTTTCATCTTAGATTCAAGATTTCTAACCTGATTCAAGCATTCCTTTGCTGTCATTTCTTCCAAACTCTCAATCCTTTCTCTATTTTTCTGCATAAAAAAAACCAACCACCGAATATTGGTAGTTGGTCTGTTATTTACTTATATTTTCTATTTGAAACTTCATCCAGAATAATCGACAACAATAAGAGTAATCCGTCTTTTTCTTTATCAATAAGCCCCATTTTTCTTCTTACATCATGTCCATATGTCATATACGAATATTGTTCAAAAACTTCTTCCCAATCATTTATATTATATGTGCATCCTTCATAAACAAACATCATATTTTCCTTGTATTTGTTCATTATGTAGCGAACAACATCTCCATCTTCAAAATGTGAAATTATATCATCAACTCTTTCTGATTCTCCTAATGAAATAAGTGACATAATATCATATCCGAACATTTCCAGTCTATCATTCCACTTTCCAATCTCTGTAAATTTTGTTTTATTCTCCATATATAACTCCTTTACAACTTCTAAATATTTATTTTTAAATTATACCATTCCAACTACCAATATTCAATTGTCAATGTACCTTTGTTTCTAATCCTTATCCTGCAACTTACATATCGCCCACAAGACGAACACTGCTCCAATTACCAGGACTATTGCCAATGTGTTAATTATCGCCACTTACTCCACTACCTTCCACAATCTTAATTGCTTTATTTGAGCCTATAACATCAACTTGTCCTACTTTACCGCTATTATCATTAATTACATTTATCCTTGCTGTCCATTCTTCTATTTCTTCTATGACCTTATCCACATCGTATGCTGTCGGTTGATTTTCAATCGCTTTTATGCAATCTTGAATTACTGCACTTACGTTTATACTTTCAATATCTTGCACATCAATAGGGCTTTGCTGCAGCATAAAATCATTTAAATGTAAAATTAATTTGTCTGCATCTATTAATCTCATTTCTTCCCTCCTATTCGAAACTCTGTAAGAGATTTAGAGCTAAATCGTATAAACTTTTTCTTACCACATCTGCGACAAGTAACTTTAACTTCTCCGTCTCCATAAATTGAATTAATTTCATAGATATGTTTGCAAAGAAATTTAATCTTGTGTTCATATTTCATTCGCTTTTTTATTTTAGAAAACAAAAAAATTAAAATTTTAACTATATGAATAAATATGGTTGCAATCCCTATTCCTACAAATACAAGAATTAATATGTGCAACATTTATAAATAACTCCAATCTAATATGTATTTTGTCCGCAATTTTTACAGTAGCCTGAATGAATCATTAAGCATTTACATCTTGGACAAAAATATTTTCCTTTAAGAACTGTTCTTGAAATTTTTTCCTGCTTTTCAAGGGCTGAGATTGCCATATCTAATGCTTGGTTCATATAGTTGTATGGCTGAATAGTAAATCTGCTTTCTTTTAAACGTTTGATTGCTTCTTCCTGTGTTATCGCTTTCTGCTCTTTCATTCCTTATTTCTCCTTAATTCAACACTAATGTTACATTATCTAATAAATGTACAAGATTATCTTTGAAATAGAATAATTCTCCAGCACAGGAAGAATTAATATTTACAGCATTATATGTCATATAAGACGCTGAGCTCTTTCTATCATTAATTTCTTTCGTTTTTAGATAATAATTGCTTTCAAATTCAAATACATCTCCGACTACTAGTTCTTCGAATTTTCTTAAATTACTTCTGTTATCTTCAATCTTCATCTTTCCATCTCCTTTCAACCTATAGCGTGATATGCTATCCAAACGATAAATATAAAAATTGCAATTAAGCACTCTGCCAGAAAAATATATGCATATACATCACTGTCAAATATGTTAATTAAAATCCATATATTCCCAATCGCTAGTATGCCTATTAGCATTGCCTTATATTTCTCAATATTTAACATTCCTCTCACTCCTTAACATTTCTTAACATTTTCTATTTTGTTTCTCCGCTTCTCTTGGCAAATTCTTCCTGTACTTCCTTTGGGAACTCAATCCCCAGCTCTGTCGCAACTATCCATGCTTGGTCTGCCCAGCTCGTCCAATCTTCTGCTATTAGCTGACATTTCTTTTCAAAGCATTCCTTGAATCTTAATGCTCTTTTTCTTCCAAATCCAAAATAGTCTCTTAATGTCACTAAACATTCCAGCAGAATGAATTGTGTCAGTCTTTCATCAGCCTTGAACAAATCATTTCTGGATACCCTGATGGGGATGTTGAATATGTTTCTCATTCTCAAATCTTCCTCTAAAGCTTCTATGCCCTTTTCCTTAACAAGTTTGTATGCGTATGCTTCTCCTTCTCTTCTAGCCTGTTCTTCCCTTGATAACTTTGCCATCCAATCATCCCTCCTGCTCCTTTAGGATTTTTCTTAAGTATTCCTTTTCCGTTTTTATTCTTGACATTAATACAAGATTGTCTGCACTGGTATTTTCAGCCGAAAACATTATCTTTGATTCCTTCCTGTCAAGTTCTTCAAGCCTGTGTTTTATCTCTTTATTTGTCATTCCTGTTCTCCTTGAAAAATATGTAATGTAATATTGCCGTGGATAAATCTCCTGCAAGCTTTCCCGAGCGTTTATCCTGATACTTGTTCCTAACCGCCTGCAACCCGTTCACCATGTCCATACATATTGCATCCTCGTGGTTCTTTATGTCCATGTCCTTGTACTTGCTCACAGTTCTCCACACATCAGTTATTACGTTATATATTGTCTTAAAGTCTTCTAATCTCATAAGTCTCCTTTTGCTTAAATTGTCAACTGTATCACTTTTTTATCGTTTGTAACACTAAGGTAACACTTTTTAATTTTTAAGGTGTTTCGCTTTTTTCCTTTATTTATAGGGTTTTTAAATGTTGTAACACCTGTAACACCCAAAAATGTTACATCATAAAAAATATTAAAAACCTAAAATCTTAAATTTATTTTTTCATTTTTTTATGGTAAAAATAAAAATGTATGGAAAATCGAAAAAAAGGTGTTACAAGTGTTACATCCCATTATTAAAGGGATTGGAGCGGTTTTTTTAACCATAAAACCGTAACACCTTTGCTATTTTTGTTCAAAATCAAATGGAATCTGCCCATCTTCCACGTCCACAAACTCGTTACCATCGTCAGGTAATTTAAGCCAAACACACCTTTGTACCATTCCATTTATTCTTTTTGTGATTGTGTTCTTTCCATCTTTTCCAACCTTTACCAGTTCCTTTTTTCTGCCCCACGATAAAAACGCTCTGCTGGAACAGTTTGCTTCCTTGCATATCTTGTCAAATATGTTTTTAAGAATTACTGCATATCCGCTTTCAATTGTTCCCCAAATCTGTCTGTAATCGTCTCCGGTTGTTCCCGGAATGATGAAATTGTTCTTGTTTATTCCAATTTCTGAAATCATGTACTCATAGGCTCTTTGATTTTCCGACACTGCATCCTTATCCTTTAATAATTCAAAGCATTCGGCAAAGTTCAAGTATTGCCCGTCTTGAAACAGGTTTTCTGTTGCCAGCTTATCAGCTGTCAGAATGATTGACATTGGAAGAATCTGTTTTTCTTCCTTTTCCACTCCAAGCTGTTCTGCCCTTTTCGTGATTCTTTCCTGAAAATCCTTTTGTATCTTGGATATTTCATCTGTTCCCATGTTCTTTACAAGTTCAATGAATTCTTTTCCTGCAAAACCATAATTCTTCTTGATTAGTTCAACCACCTGATTTCCATTGTCGAATATGTAGCCTTCGCTCATTTCAACATCTATGATTCTGTTCACCGCTCCGCCCTGCATTGTTTCCGTTACAAGAGAATGCTCGTTATTGGTCAGAAACACGTTTCTCCAGGAATTGGTTGCATTGATTCCTAAATTGACGTTTGAACGCTCCTTTCCCTTTCCTGAACATAGAAAATAAACCAATGTTGAAAAGTCATCATCAAACTTGTTTTTTATCTGGGACATGTCATCAATCAGCACGGGAAAATTGTTTAGGAAATTTGTTCTTGTCTCCAATGCCGTTATGGTGGATTTTGGATCCGTCACGTATTCGTTATTACCGGGGAAGGCATAAATGGATGCTGCCAGCATTAATGCCACTGTCTTGCCCTTTCCCGTGTCTCCCCAGAGATTTACAATGAACGGCAATGCATTCAATGGCTCTATTAGAACTGATGCGAATGCTGCAGCAATGTAAATCTTTGGCTCCAATCTTCCCTTTGTCCTGATTTTCTTCACAAGGTCATACCATTTTTCCCTGTTGCCTGCCGTTCTTATTGATTCATAAAGCATCTTAAAGTTGAACTCATTATCAAAATAGACATTCACGTCATATGGAACAAAGTCTCCTCTTATCCATCCCAACTTACTTGTGGAATTTCTCACTTCTATTTCCTCAACGTTCATATTTTCAACATCAGAAAGATAACTTACCAATGCCTTTGAATTTTCACTTGTCACGGACACTCCATAATCGGCTAATGCCACTATTTTTGAGCTGGAGGCTATGATTGACTTGTCCACGACTATGTCTTTCCAGATTGTGCCCTTTTTAAACTTAAGCTTAACCTTTTCCTTTCCTGTCTGAATGTTTATCATTCTTGCCACCGGGAGAATTGGGTGATAACAGGCAAGCCTTTCTCCCTGTACCGTGTAAGTTCTCACTCCGCTATCGTTTGCCACCCACGCACCGCAATCGTAAGATTCTTCACATCCTGAAAAATCAATGACATTATTGTTTGTCTTTGAACCTCCGCGAATGTCTTTTTTTGCCAATTCCATTAATCTTTTTTCTTCTTTTTTCGCTGCGTTCATGAGTGTCTTGAACTTAGTCATGCATTTTAACTGCTCGGATCTGTCCATTGCTTCCTGAATCATTATTTCCCTGGCAAGAAGATCCTCTTCGTCCATTATGCTTTCAATTGTACGTATGGATAAAAGCTCTTTTTTATCCATTTTTTCAAAATTCAAATCTTCCCACCTCTTTCCAACAAGTAATCATATTCGCCCCAAAGTGTTGTCAGCTTGTTCTCTGCAAGACACCACGGGTCCGACAGGGGTTCTGAATCAAGTTTTATTTTTTTGTAAAACTCAATCATTAATGATAAATATTCCAATCTATGCCTTATTAGCGTAAGTTTCTGCTCTTTCTTTTTTCGCTGCGTTCTTGAGTGTTGAATTTTTCGCATGTATGAAAAATTTTTCCTTTCGTGCCGATACTCACCGCCAAGATTCAGGTAAGCTTCCTTAAATGAAAGGTTATCCATTCTGCTAACAAAATCAAACACGTCCCCTCCGGCTCCGCAGCCAAAGCAGTAAAACGAATCCCTGTATATTTTCATTGATGGGGATCTGTCACCCTGATGAAATGGACACCTGACAAATCCCGCTCTGTTTGGAACCAACCCATAATTTCCAATCACTTCCTTCATTGAACATGATTGTTTTATTTCATCCTTATCCATAATCAACACCCAATAATTCGCATATTACCTTTCCAGTGCTGTTTTTATGGCAAAATTTCCATTCAATTCCATAAGCCATTGCTATTCTGTACATTTCTTCCTGTAGTCTTGCTCCGCTTAATCTCTGATATTTTGACTGCCAGTTTCTAACATCCTTTAAGTCATTTATTCCGCTTTGCTCTACAAGAACAATCATCCTGACATGATTTTGATAAGCCAGCCTTACTTCTCTCCAGAATCTGCTTTTGTCATTACTGCACAGATTTTGCGCCACCTCCTGTAGATTTCTCTTTCTGTCTATCACAAGGTTTTCCTTTCCAATCACGCAATAATCTGCTATGTCCATCTTCTTGTCAATGTATTCAATGTTGTTCTTATCAAAAAATGCTTTTATGTTTGCAATGGCCTGTGGTTTTTCTCTCGTGTCTATCTGTATCATCAAAAATTGAATGGTAGACCGGAATCATCCACATTGTCAGGAATATTCATGAATCCGTCCCCTGTCGGCACTGTCCGCTGTTTTGCCTTCTGACCTTTTTCTGATGAATTGTCACTGCCCTTGCTTTCAACAAATTCGTGTTCAAGAACAAGACATTCGTTTGTGTACACCTTATTGCCATCCTTATTTTCATAGCTTCCGGTTCTCCATTCACCGACAACTGCTATCTTCATTCCCTTGAACAGGTATTTTTCAACAAATTCTGCTGTCTTTCCAAGGGCTGTGCAGTTTATGAAATCTGCATCAGGTTGTCCATCAGTCTTAAATCTTCTGTTAACTGCAAGATTATATTTTGCAACCACCATCTGCCCATTGGCACTCTGTGAAAATCTCACTTCCGGGTCCCGTGTTAAACGCCCTATTAATGTAACCTTATTCATTCTTGGCATCCTCCTTAATTTCTGCGTTTATTGCTTCCGTCAGGGCACTTGCCGTCCTCGGTTGCTCAAACCATTCTGATACTTTTGTTTCCTTGTTCTTTATTCCGTTAAAAATGCCTATCATTTCAAGCAATTCCTGTTCCGTGATTGATTCAACCGTATGGTTTAGTCTCTTCTCCAACTGTTCCTTTGACACTCCCAGCTTTTGGAATGCCACAACCATATTGTTGACCTTGTCAATGAATGGAATTGTGTTGTCACCTGCAAGCGTCTTCTTGCATTCCTGAATGCAGGCTTCCACCAAATCCGGAGGAAGAATCGCAAGAATTCTGCTGCGCAATCTTCTTGCTCCCATATTTGCATTTAATTCATAAATGTCCCTTTGACTTTTCAGTTCAGTGTTTCCGTACTTGCTTTCACGAATGTGCTTATTTGTAAAATTCTGCAACGACATGGTGTTTGTTTCCAAATCCCAACAATATGCCTGCATTTCCGACTGACCATTACTGTTTGACAATTCCTTTATTCCATAATCCAGATTTCCATAACATCTCGCCAATTCTTCTGCAAATCTTATTGTTACTCCTGTAATTGTTTCCTTTCCTCTTGGATATGAATAAAATGCCTTTGAAGCCAGACCTGTTCTTTGACAACTCTGTATCGCCTTTGAGAATGCTTCCGTTTCATTTCTTGGAAATTTCTTTGCTATCAATAACTTTCCCTGCGCTTCAGCTACCGCCCTGCTACTTTCTATTGCAACTGTTCCCTGATTTATGTCACTTGTTGGCAGACTGTTTCCAGCCTGCACCACAACCTCATTTCTTTCTTCCATGGTATTCCTCCTATAACTCTATTACTGTCAGATCCTCATCATCCGTTGTTCTTGTGGCAATGAACTGTAATCCCTTTTCCTTGCATTTCTTATACAGTTTTTCCCTCATTTCGGACGCAAGTCTCTCAATTCCATCAATCAATATGATGTGCAATCCGTTTGGATTCTGAATTGCGACATCAACGCACAAGTTGAGCTTTTCTCCATCAGACAAATTACTTACCGGAAGATTGTTTATCAATGGAATTCCATCAACAACAGTAAGACCTTCTATCGGTATTGAACATTCCTCCAGAATTTTGCCCGGAAGGTTTCTTGCAAGCTCAATCTTTGCCGTAAGCTCACTTGAACGTGCCATTAACTGCTTAACCTCACCTTCAAGTCTTTCCATTCTTCTATATTCGTTAATGTGAGCCTTCATCTTTTCTACACTGGAAACTTCTCTTTCCATTTCTGATGTGTCCGTAATCTCCATGTTCGCATATTCCTCATATGCCTTTAAGTCTGCAATGTGTTGAGCCATCTTTTTGTCATGCTCTGCTTCTATCACTCTTAATTTTTCTTCTTTTCTTAAAGAGAGTGCTTTTTGCTGTTCCATTAAGAGTTCTATCTGATGTTTTAAGTCCGCCACTGTGTCACTTATTCTTTTTTCCTCTGCACTAATTTCCTTTTCAAGAGCTGATGTGGCTATCTCCCTTTCTGCATCTATTCCCCTTGTCGTGTTTGCCTGATTCTGAATGATTAGCCTTGCCCTTGAAATCTGATTGTTCTTGCTCTTTATGGTTTCGATTGTTTTGTAGGCTTCTCCAAGATTTGCCCTTTCCCAACGTTCAACATCATATTCTGCCGGAATTGTACTTGCTATATCTTCAATGAATGCTTTCTTGTTTCTTATTTCCCTGTTAAGGTCCTGTCTTGATTTAAAATACTCACCCTTTTCACTCTGAATGTCTGACAAAACCTTAAGTATGTTCTGATCGTAGTCAATCCATGAAGGTATTTCTCCGAACCATTCCCTTATGGTGTTTAAATCCCAGTCAAAATTAATCATGTCTAAGATTATTGAGTTTTGCTGCTGTTTTGACATTTGTAAAAACTCAACCGGATTTAACTGCAGGTTCGTGAATAATTCTCTTAATAATGTTTCAGGACTGTTAACACTGACCCCTGACTGTTTGATTGATTTATAATCTGCCTGATTTACCCTGCATTTTCTGTCAATGCTTAAACCGGTGTCGGTTTCAATGATTATTTCGCCTTCAGCCTCCCCTGATCTTACTATGTAATCCCTGTCGGATTTGTTTGTTAACGCATACTTTATTGCATCTATTACGGAACTTTTCCCCACTCCGTTCTTTCCTATTAATTCAATTGATTTTCCGTCTGCATCATATTCCCTGATTCCAAACAGGTTCTTAATCTTTATTTTTGTTATGTTCATTTAGTCCTCCTAATTTATTTCTCGTAATCTTTTCTTATCCAAGCCGGCAATGAAAGACTGTTTATGTCTCCATTGATTCCGTTGTATCCATACCAGTTGTTATTTTCCCTGCAGTAATGATATGTTCCCAAATACTCCCTGAAAAGGTCCTGCCCCCTTAACATCATGTATTCATCAGCCTGTAAAATGTTAACTGCATAAGGTGGCTTTTTTTCAATGGCAATGAACACGAAACAGCACTTTTTATTAATGTTTTTGCTCACTCCCTCACAGTACATGTATGCCTGAAGGTCATATCCGTACTCCACGGCCTTTTTCATGAACATATCCGTTCTTGCACTTTCGCAGGTCTTTAAGTCTGCAATGATTGTTGTTCCACCTATTTCTGTCATTATGTCCGGTCTGCACTTGCATTTCTCACCTGTCATTTTATCCGTCCAAAAAAAGGACTGCTCATGTTTTCCTTCCAGCAGTTTTCTTGCAATTGGTATTTCATTGATTGAGTCCGCCATCTGCATTATGGCGTCCATGTCGTCCTGCTCTACAAAAAACTTTCCTTCATTTTCTGCCAAAAACTGTCTGTATGTTTCCTTTCCTGCCTTGGTTCTCTTGTCACAATTTGGAATGATTGCATATTCTTCCTTAAATTTTTCAGGTTCCAAGACATAAGAATGTAGTGCTATTCCGAACAATAGTGCCTTACTTTGCTCTGCCGGGTTCTCCTGTTCATATTTAAAATGTTTTGGACTTCTTGATATTTTAAATAAGTCTGACCTTGATATTCCTTCTGCTTCCCTGTATTCCTTGTTAGTCATTCTGCACCTCCAACATTTCGTCCGTGCAGTGCATCATCAATGTAACCAGTATCACCATTCCCAGAGCCACAAGTAACTGCCCTGCCTTGCTGTCTACCTCAATCCAGCCATTGACTAACATCACTGCTCCTGTTATTACTCCTATTACCACGTTCTTGAATCCGTTAAGTACTCTGTACTTTTCAGCCATAATGTGGTAATCTTTAGGTGTATTGTTTTTGTGAGAGCTTGAACGTAGTGGTGTATATTCAGGCTCTTTTTTTCTTTTAATTTCTTTCACTTCAAGTCTGTTTGCTTCCATCTTTTGCTCCTTTACTTTGAAAACAGATCATTAAGATTTTTTATTCTTTCTGTTTTCATCTTCTCAAGTTACTTTTCAATGTCCTCTTCATCCATATCTGCCGATGCGATTATTTTTTGATATATAATTTCGCCATACTCTGGTCCAAACACATCAATCGTTTTTTTATGCACACTTCTAAGTATGCATGCTGTTTCTGAAAATATGCTCAAAAAATTTCCTTCCAGCAGTAATTCTGTTTCTGTTACCTTAATCATCTTTTATCCTCCAATCTTTCCAACCATTTCGGTAGTCTTTTCATCCGTCCAACTAATTGGCTTAGTCAGATGCGGACACATAGTGTTATTAATGTTCATCTGTCTGCCCAAGGGACAGCTCTTACAACTTCCTGAATACTTAATGCAGGTCTGCCTTAAGTTTCTTAAGCTGTTAATTGCTCCCACCAATTAAATCACCCCTTTCTCTTTTGCGTAGATTATAATTATGGAAAGTATTCCCTAATCTCTTTAAAATTTCTTCTGCTTTTTCGTTAGACACTATGCAATCATCATGAATGATGATTTGTGTTCTTCCGATATTAAATTCCTCTACTACCATCCCCTAACCTCCTTTTGTTCTTTTTAATTAAGATATGTTTATTTGAATTTGTCCTATTCCTACTTACATTTTGATGAAGTAATCCATTACAATTATTAATCACGTTCCAGCACAGCCCATATTTTATTTCTTTTTATCTTCCATTGTGGTTTCTCCTAAAACTGAAAATCTCTTGTATAAAATGTGTGATACCAAATTCTTAATGCCCGCTCGTTCTTGTACCATCTAATAAAAGGTTGGTAGTCTGCGTGTCCTCTTTTTTTTCTCTTAATGCTCCAGCCGTTACTGTGCTTTTTGAATTTTAATGTCATTGTATATCCTCCTATAATTTCCACAGCGCCTGCACAATCAAGGCATTGACTGTTAAGCCTTTCTTCTTTGCCAGCTCCTTTAACCTCTTGTGTAACTCCACTGGTATTCTTATTGTTGTCTGTATCATTCTGTACTCCTTTCGTTTTGGTATCATAATGATACGACTTTTACCGAGGTTTGTCAACAGTTTTATAAGATAAATTAACGAATCTGTTCGATGATATCTCTAATCATTGATGTTCCTGAATCCATATGAACATTTGCAGTTTTCACTGCTCTGTACCAGAAAGTCGCCACAACTGTTTCGTTGTCTTTGTTGTATTTCAAACTTTCCAATTCCTGAAAATCTCTTGTTTCCTGTAATACTGGTACTAATAAATCGCATATTTT